CAATTGGTGGCAACCAGCGCAAAGCCAGCCGCCAAGTCCAAAGGCGAGTCTTGCGTATTCAGGCCAAAGAATCCTGGCGCTGAAATGCTAGCAGTCTGGAGGGCTTGGCTCATATCGCTACAAACTCTTGGTTTTCTGGGTAACGAGTGCCTTCCAGTGCAATCTGGTCAGACAGCATGGCACGGTAAAGCTGGTAAGCCTCAGATGAACTCAAACCGCCATCCTCGCCGCGCTCCACCAGCGCACGGGCGTAGGCGTTTTGCACCACTAGAGAGTCAGGGACAAGTACAGATGTGCCATCAGCTGCTAATGTAGCTTGAGGTACTGTCAACGAAAACGGGATGTTGAAGACCCCATCAGGTCGAGGGTACAGCACCACCTTGGTGTCGCCATTGCCGTCCACGCCGTCAAATGCGTAATATTGAGGGATGCCGTTTGTTGTTGGAACAAGGTTTTGATAGCGGTTCATCTCCACAAAACTGATGTTTTGCAGACCAATGTTTGATGTAGTGTTGATCGCGTCTTGCACTTGGAACTTTTGTCCCGCGCCCGTCATGGAGTAGACATAGGTCGCCGCCACCGTGGTAATGGTGACTGTCTGACCCAGCACGTTCCAGCTAAAGGCGTCCTCAATCTGGCGCTTGGCATCGTTGACAAACAGACCGATCAGGGTTGAATAAGTTGTCTCGTTATTGGTAGAGACTTGCGTCTCACGCAAACGAATCAGCACGTTGTTTATCAGTTGTAGGTAGGTCATATTCTTTGCGCTCCCTCAACCTCAAAGGTTGCTATAAAACTGAATGTACTTCCCGCTTGCGTAGTAATTTGAATCTTGTCGCCTTCTTCCAAAACTATATACGCATTGCCATCAAACTGAAGATACGCTTTTGAAGTAAAGTCGTAAGTAGTAAGAATGTCATAACTGGTTGCAGTGCTAGCGTCGTACCAAGCAACAGTGATGTGCTTTGTTGATCCACCAGTGTTGTGGATGTACATCACAGTAAATTTAGCGTAATAACCCGTCGGCACTGTGTAGACAGTGGTCAATACCGCCGCAGCAGGGCTAACTCCAACGGATGATGGCCTCATTTGTTCCTCTTAGAGATAGCTTTGGCTTTCGCCTTTGCGTCTTCCTTGGACGTTGCGCCCCATGCTCTAAGAGAAAGTAAAAGTCGGGTAGGCTTTCCATCTTTCATCTCAGCGCCAGGCATATTGCCCATTCGTGCTAAAAAGGATGCCCTACGAGGGTTGTCTCCCGACTTGACTGGGGCTTTGAGATTGCCACCAGTCTCTGCATTATAAGATGAACGACCCTTTGCGTTCAAGCCCCCAGCCTTGGCTTGGCCTTCTTTTCGCTGCCAAGCTGGCGTTTTCATTTCTTTGCCTTCTTTGGTGGCGTGTGCGTAAGGTTGCGGCTCTTTGCAGTGTGCTTTACACCAGTCATCAAAACGCCGCCTTCTTTGTGAATCGGCCCTTTGTAGACTTTGCCATCAGGCAAATAGTGTGCGGCAGCTTTGCTCATTTCTTTTTCGCTGTCTTAGCCGCCTTCTTAAAGTCGGCAGCGGTAGGCGCGGCTTTAGAGCCGACCTTGTTCATCTTTTCGCCAGAGCCAGCTTTGATACGAGCCTGTTTGGCATTAATATTTGCGTAAAGTCCGGTTTTCATTTCTTCTTTACCTTTGCTTGTGACAACGCAATAGCCAATGCTTGCTTAGGATTCTTGACCACCTTTTTGTTGGTGGTCAATTCACCAGCCTTGAACTCACGCATGACCTTGCTAATTTTCTTCTCGGCCTTGGTTTTCATATCAACTCAGTCACAGAAAATGTAGACGTAGTAATCGCAGCATCTTTGATAACAGCAATCTTTTGACCAGGGCTGACCCGAATAATTTCAGAAAAGTTATTGGGCATCATGGGCGATGTTGTAAGGCTTGCTGTTGGGTTTGTGCCGACTTGGAAATGGCAATGCCCTTGTGAGCAAGACAGCCGAACCATCGTAGTAGACGCGCCAAAAGCCGTTGATTGAACGCTAGAAGTGGTAACAGTAAACACTTGCGTCACCCCCAAACTGGGGACGCCAAGCGCCACTTGGTTGGGGTCAAGTTGAAAGGTAGACATTACTTGCCTCTTTTAGCTTTAGTTGCCATGTTAGTGGCAGTGCGCTGACCACGCTTAGGCATAGCTTTTGGCTTGCCAACGGCCACAACAATAGTCATGGGCATTGCTTTTTTATCAGACATTTTTTTACCGTACATGATTTATCCTTTTGATTTACGAGGCCGACCCATCTTCTTAACTGGTATGGGCAAAGGTTTGATTTCAGGCACAACTTGCTCGTCCAAACGCACATAGCCTTGATGACCGCGCATCGAGTCAATGTCCACTGGCTGAGTAAAAGTTACAGTGTTACCAGATTGCAAACAGCGGAAAGTTGCCATGATTATCCTAAAAAAACAGGGAGCCGAAGCCCCCTGTTAATTAGACCGCCCGAGCCACAATAAGTGACAGGGTAGTCGATGCCAAGTCCACAGCATCTGCTGTTGGATTGTATGTCACGATAGTCACAGTGTTAGCGGCTGAAACATAGGCTCTACGAACCAAGCCAGCCTCGCTTACACCAATTGCCATACCGATAACCATATCGCCCAAAGCAACGCCTGGGACAGTCACTGTATCTGTAGCGGTAGATACGGTAGCTACTGATGCGCTATTCAGAGTACAGGAAACGTCCCAAGTGTCTGTAAATAGACCACGGAACTGGTCATTGCCTCTGCGTGAGGTAACTGCTGTTGCTGCTGCCATTTTCTAACTCCTTAAAAATAATGCCCCCATTGCTGGGGGCTTGGGGTTAGGCTGGCACTGCCAACGCATAGGCGCTAGAAGACAGCGCTGCACCAGTAGTAGCGGCTGCACGAAGTGCGGCAACGCCGTACAGGGTGTCCGATGTAAACAAAGTGGCAAGGTAGTCTTGCTTATACTGTGTTTGTGAACGGATACCGATTTGCTCAACCAGAACCATAGCGTCTTTGTGGCCCATCAAGCAGATACGATCTGTCGTAGAGTTACCAGCACCAGTATCAGCATTGCTAGATGTGAACACAGGGATGCCATACAGATTACCGATTTCACCAGTACGGATCGCATTGCCATTGCCCACAAAAGCCTGTTCCGTGTAACGGCTCAGACCCATCAGCGTGTTACGGCTAGATGGAGGGATCAGGAAAAAGCGATTGTCCATAGGAGTATCGTTATCGTCCAAACGCTGAATAGTGCGGCGAATAGCAGCATCAGTCAGGGCAGCAGCATTGGAAGTCGTGCTGTTGTAAGCAGTTGTGCCATCAGAGCCGATGAAAGCCTTGGTGGATGTGTTGCTTGTTGCATAGTCGTTAGTGCCGACAGTAGCACCGTTAAACGCACGACCCAATTGGATCAAGCTAGTGTCTACTTGCTTGGCAAGCGCATAGCCAGCGTCAGAAGTGTAGAACTGGCGCAAGCTGTTCAGGGCTTGTGCTTCAACGATGTCCTCAATGAAACGTGAATATTCAAAGTGCTTGTTAATGTCCACTTTAATCTCTGTTTCAGTATCGGCAATCAGAGTGACGGCAGTAGATGCTGCTTTCGCTGAAGCTGAACCACGGGTAGGTGCAGGGATGTGAACCGCATCGCCCTTCTTACCTTTGAAGTTCATCTTCATTACGATGTTAGCCAGTACAAGATTTTTCTTGTAGGCTGCGATGATTTCATCACTCCAGATTTCGGGGATGAACGTTGCTGCGGTGGTTACTGTTACCGCTGGGGTAGGATATGCCATGTTAATTCTCCAGTTAAATTATCGAACACGACCCTCGGCATAAGCTGCCAGTATTTCATCGTTTAACGATTCATACCTTGAAGGGTCAGTCATTTTGAGACGAATAAGGTCAGCCCGTCGATAAACCCGTTTTGAACTCTCGCCAGAGCCACCAACATCAACTTGCGCTGCTTTCATGGTCTTGGTTCGTGCAGCAGTCTCTGCTTGCCCCGATTCCTTGGCCTTGATGCCACGCAATTCTTTGTAAGTAGACAACAATTCATTGGCCGAATCGAAATCAAAATCACCATCTGCTCGTGCATAAAGTCCCAAACGAATAGGTGAAGACTTCACCCACTCCTGAAACCCAGTATCGTTGACCACTTGAGAGTAGTCAGGATGCTCTGCGTTAAGCCTTTGCTGAATCTGCATCTTTTTGAAATCTTGACCCGCTTGTCGGGCCGCGAGAACATCTGGATGTTTATCAATCGTCGTTTGAACTGCTTTTTGAGGGTTCTCAAAAAAGTCAACTTCCGGTTCAACCTCTACTTGTTGCTGCTTAGAACTGAGGTTTTGCTTTAGTAATTCGTCAGCGAGTTTCCGTACTTCGCCCACTTCCTGGGCTTGCTTGCCAATCAGCTTTTCAGCTTCTTGGTGCATCCGTACAACTTCTTCCAAACTTTTTGTCCTGTACTTGTCAGGAAGTTCAGTAGATTTTTTTTCCTCGATTTCGAGTTCACCTAGCGGCTCTTGTTCTTCGTCAATCAACATATTATGTTCCTGCCAAAACGGTTGTAGGATAATTCAACTCGGCTTGCGCTTATGAGTTGGCTTTACGCTCTGCATTTAACTTTTCTCGGTGCTTTCTCTCGAACCTTCCATGCGATGATGGAAACGTCCCAGACCACCCCTCCAAGTTAAACGACGGAGCGCTTATGACACGGGAGGAAAACCCCCCGCATCTGCACAGCACACTGTCCGTCTCATAATCGGTCAGTGCCTCTGTGCGTTGTCCGCAATCGCAGACAAATTCATACATTCTTTTCATTCAAGTCCTCGTATGCTTTTTCGCTAACGCTTTTAAGCGTTTGTAGCCAAATCAGAATAGAAATCTCGCCTTTGCGAAATTGTAGTCTTTTTTCGTCCACAATTGTAGAGACATTGTTTAGCTGAATGAGCATGTTGTCAACATCCTCCATCAAGTCAGCCCAGCCTTGGCGCGAGAACAGATCAAACCGATCTTCATAGTATTTTTGCAATTCTGGGTTCACTGTTTACTCCTAGCTAACATGGTTGCGGCGATTTGAAGCATTGCCTTTGCTTGATCAAGGTCTTCAGGCTGGGCAGCCCAACCGACTGTAATCTGTCCTACAAAACGCCCTGGCTCCGGCGGGACACTAATACGGCATGTATAGGAAACTCCTCTGGCAATATACCAAAGCCCCATTTCGGACTGGGCTGACTTGTATTCGCTGCACGGGATTTCATTCGCCATCAGTTTGACCACATCGGCATTATTGGCTGCGTTCTGGGTAAAAAGCCCGACATCTAGGCCGTCGTTGGTCTTGTCCCTGCCGTTTTTGCCATACGCCCTATACAAAACTCTAGTCCCAAACATTGAGTTGACTTTAAAGACCGCAACAATCAAAGCGCCAGATTGTTTAAAAAGGTGGGCGGCAGCGTCTTCAACCCTGTCTTCAGCAATTGTGGGTATCTTCTTTGACTCTTTATATGCCCCAATCAACAACTCTTGATTTGTATAGACAAAATACCCTGAAAAGGTCAAAACCGCCATCAAAACCATTGCAAACAGCCTGAAAGGACTGCTGACATACGCCAGCACCTTGTCCACTAGGCTTAACTGCTCGGCGCTCATCTTTGTTGCCCAAGGATGCCGAGGCTGAAATAAATGATAGCGCCGACCAAGATGAAGAAGACACTTGCCATCAGCACAAGTTCAATGACCTCATCCATCTCTTTTTTATGCTTTGCCGCAGCTTCTTTTTCACGCCGCGCATCATGGGCAGACTCCACATCCATTGCCGCTGCTCTGGACTTGATTTTGTTCCAGACATCAACCTTGCCTGACTGCATAAACAGCAGCTGCAACTCATCTTCAAAACGCTTGGCCTGATCCAGAGCCATCTCAATCTGGATAGCAGTACCCATTGAGGACTTAGACTTCTTGGCTTGAACAACAGCTTTGGTAGCGGTGGACTTTGCATCAAAGTACTTGCCCAGCACAGGGCCAAGCGAAGACACATCGTCAACAGTCTTGCTGACCTTTTTGATCAGGGCGACTGCTGCTTGGATACCCGCTAGGGCCGTGAGTGGATCAATAATTTTCGTTCTCCACTACTTTTTTGGGTTCAGGTTTGCCTTTCTCACGCCACTTTAAGCACCAGACCTGAAGCCTATCAGATGACCATGACCACCTGACGCACTCGATCGCTGGCGCTTGAACTACGGGAGTCGGTGGCAAGGCATCCATAACTACATCAGGATTTTTTTGAGCAGTTCAGCGGCAAAGCCTGGCCCAAGCAGCGTGACAGCAATCAAGGCATACAAGATGTACTCAATGCGGCTCATGCGCTTGCTTCCTGATTCAAAGCTCTTTTGGATCGCTTCGTATCTTAAGGCGCAGATTTCCTCATGCGTAGCTAGCTTGGCATCTGTAGCGTCTATCTGGTTCATTCTGCGGCCTCTGGCGTGTTGCCCTCTGCCAGCGCACGATGGGTTGTCCAACCATAACGCAAACGGCTGCGTAATTTATCTGGTTTCATTCCAAGCTCCTTTGCCCATTGGGTCACAGTTTGGGTTTTGCCGTTGTATTCCAAAAACACATTGGCTCGCGTATTGTTGGCTTGCTGCTCACGGGTTGCCCAGCGGCAGTTGGCTTTCTCGTAGTTGCCGTTGACATCAATGCGGTCAAGGCTCATGCTGCTGGGCGCTTCACCCATGTCTGACAAAAAGTTTGCAAAGTCATCCCAACGATTATCGTAAGTGATACCCCTGCATGAGTAGTCTTGGTTAATGCGATTGCACCTATTTCGCAGGGCTTGCCAAATTCTGTAGGTTTTAGTTTTGGTCATGCCGTGCGTCTGATTGGCAACCGCAATCCTCTTGCCATGTTCACAGCCACAAGACTTAACTTTACCTTGCACTATATCGGTTGACGGGATGTTCTTTTGTGTACCGCAATCACATAGGCACAGCCACCAAGCACCATTGGTTGAGCGTTGCTTTTCACCCAACTGCAAAACAGTCAAGCTACCAAAGCGAAAGCCTTGAAGATTATTAAGCGGCTTGCCCATTGTCATCTGCTGGTAGTGGCTGACCGCCTTCTTCCAAGAATTTTAAATATTGCTGGTAGTCGGTGTTGTCGGGGTCGAAGGGGATGCAAGCACCGTCTGTTGTGCGGGTAATTGCAGTTGGGTTAATAACGCCGTTTGAATTTTTACATTGTTTGTACATTTATAACTCCGCAGTAAAGGTTAATTTCCCGCCAGTTGTTAGCAGTGCTAATGGCCTTCCCGCTGTAAAACCAGAAAAATTTATGGTATACACATTAAACGCTTCTGGAGTAATCCCATTGGTTGTTGTTGTTATATTTGCGCTTGATTGGGTTCTTGTAGCAACCCCAATTTCATCAACCGATAATGCAGCAGACACCGCGCATGTTGGAGATGCTCTCATCTGTACTGGAAATGCTTGCCCCCAGTTAGCGGCAGTTGTACTGTATGTAACACCTAAAGCACCGCCCGTAATTTGCTGGTAATACCGCTGACACAAATTAAACTCCGTCCCATAAGGCCGATAGTCAAACGATGTGGCTGTGCTGCCTTTTTCAAGCTGTACGCCTGTGATGTAGAAGGTTGCTCCGGTGGTTGCACTTAATTGAACATCCCCTGTTACGCCCCGTTTATCTCCAGAAGCCCATGCTCCAGCAGTTCCAAGCAAATCAGACCCCATACCAATGTCAAACGTCAAACAGATTCCCCGACTATTATTAGTTAACCAAGTTCCTGAAGTGTCGCCGGGAATTGTTATGGTCTCATACTCCCAAGTGTTGGCGGCTGAGATTGTGTATGTAAAGGGGTAGCTGCGATCTTGTGCACTATTTTGTAACGCAGCGCCGAATTGCCCAGTTAATGAACTACGCACCCAAAATGACAGTGTTACTGAAGCAGCGTTTGCTGTACCCCATTTTAAATCGGAAACATTAAAACCCTCAATAAATTGAGCAAACTGAGACCTAGTTGCCGCTGACGGGGCCGCGCCAGTTGTGGTTGTGATTAATACCGAATTGGCAAACCCAGCGGTTGACGGAACAGTTGTACTCTGCTGAACAGAAAACACCATTGAGCCGTTTTCAAATATCGACCATCTATCTACTGTATAAATTTCTGCCCCTGCTGTACTTACACTCGCCCCAGCGTTCCTCTGGTCAATCACCATCGCGCCGTTGATGATGCGGTTCTTGAAGCCGAAGCCCGTGGCAGCGGTGGTCTGTACGCTGCTGTCTGCAAAGGTGATGCTCTCACCGCTTACTGCTACGGTCATGCTAGTTGCTCCTCAGTGGGTCGTGCCAGCGTTGGGTGCTCCCACTTGGCTATGTATGCACCCTTGCCGTCAGAGTCGTTCTGCAAGCGGATGGTGGTCAGGAAGTCGCTGTCTGTCAGCGCGGGGTACAGCGCCATGATCTTGTCGTAGAGTGTCATACTGCGCTCCTTACCAATGCACCGTTAAAGTAGTTATATGGGCCAGAAGCAGTAATTGTGTTTATTGAACCACCAGAGTTTTGAAAAGTGTACAACTCTACATAATCGGTTGAACCGTTTAGATAAACAACACCTGAAACATTTGCTTGTGTGAAGCCAGTATTCAAAGCAGCAGAACTACCAGAATAGAAATTACCACCGTTTTTATAAATTGAAACTGCAACAATACCTAAAGCAGCAGCCAAGGCTACATGCCCATTAATTTGATAGTAGCCAGCTACTGTTGGTGTAAATCGGTAATTTGTTGCGTTGTCGTAATTTGAATTAGTGTCAAAAACTTCAAAAGAACAAGCTAATTTTGTAAAAGTGTTGTTAGCGATAGCTTGATTGGAATTATAAGCACTAAACGCTGGCCCATTGACAGGCACACCAGCCGTGGCAGTGGACAGCATAGTGCCAGTAGCATCAGGCAAAGTGATTGTGCGATCTGAGTTTGTGACAGGGGCAACCAAAGACACTGTACCCGTGCCAGAGGCTGAGGCCGTTACTGCAATGCTGCTCATTTTGGGAACTCCTGTTTAACTGCGGTGATTGCGGCCTTCCAGGCGTCCATGCCGCCGTGGTAGAGCAGATCAAGCTGGTCTTGGATTGATGGGTAGGCAGCGGCGCGTTTGTACTTGTACGCATTGGGGTCTACCCAAGCTGCAACAGCCGCTTCATCAATGATGACTTGATTGCCTTGTGCATCTCTTGCACCATCAGCGTCATCAATCGTCACAGCGCTTGGATAGAGCGCGTAAATTGCTTTGTGGTTCATGCTGCAATCTCCATGACTGTGATTGACGATACTGTTCTTGGAAACGCACTAACATCTGTATCGGTAGCTGTTCGGTTCACATAAACAGTATCCGCAGAGCCTACCCTTACTTGTACTTTATAAGTTGTTGCGGATGTTGTTGCTGGGCTATCTAAAAAAGTTACAGAAACAGTTTCAATGTTGTCTGCGCTTGCTGTTCTCATTCCAGCAAAACTTGGGCTTCTGTTAGAGGCAGCAGCGCCAGCAGAAATTACAGTGGAATCCCGCAACAATCTAGCTGCGTTGATGTCATTGCCACTTGACCCCCAGTTAAGGTTTGAGATTACTAGAATTTTTGATGTGGCTGAGGTTGGCGTTATTGAAACACTTAAACCAGTAACATCGCCAAAAGTTGTAGATGACATTGAAAATGTATCTGTCTTGGTTGTGCTTACAACTTGCAACACAGTACCCGCTGGAAGATCAGAAGTCGTTACCGCACCAGCCTGTACAGCCGATACACCCGTTGTTCCGTCAATAGTGACTGCCATATATTTCCTCTAGACTACGACCCAGCGTGAACCGCTGGAGACTGTTACGACAATGCTTGCGCTAATTGTTACAGGGCCAGCGCTCATGGCGTTGTCGCCTGTAGCAATGGTGTAGTTCTCTGCAATCGTGGCGCTGTTAACCACAATGCCGTTTGAAGCCCGTGGTGCTTTGACGCTCAACTCACCAGTAGAAGGCTTGTATAAATACTGGGCATTGCTTGTAAAGATTGTTGTCGGCACACCGCTTGTTGCAGATGCAAACAAGGGAAAGAGATTGCTTGCCGTGGTGGTGTCGTTGCTAATTGTTGCACCAGCAGTCCCGTTGGCGGCAGCAGTGATCAGACCCTTGGCATTGACCGTAATGTTTGCCGCAGTGAACGAGCCGACGTTGGAATTGACAGTAGCCAGTGTGCCAGCAGCAGTAACATTGGTTGATCCGTCAAATGACGGGCTGGTGTAGGCCAAGTCACCCGTAACTGCAATCGTGCGGCCAGTGGTAAGGGTAGCTGCGCTGCCGGTGGTGCTTTGATTAAGCGTAGGAATGTCAGCCGCAACAACAGCGCGGAATGTCGGTACACCCGCAGTGCCGTTAGGTGCAGCCAGCACAAAGTTGGCCGTCTTGCTGGCGTAAGGGTTGAGCGTGTCACCGTAACCCGATGCCAAGCTGATAGCAGGGGTCGTACCTCCGCTTGAGGCAACAGGTGATGTTCCAGTAACCGAGGTAACAGTGCCGACAAACTGGTCAGCAGATGAAATTGTAAAGTTAGGGTAAGTACCAGTGATGGTGGTTGTGCCGCCTTGGGTCAAGGCCACCGTTTGATCTGGCGCTGTGTTAGTAATAGTCAACGTGCCAGAAGTTGTAATCGGGCTGCCTGAAACACTGATGCCCGTGCCGCCAGTAGCTGCCACGCTTGTGACGGTTCCAGACCCACCGCTTGCGTTAATTGTCTGATTAGGCCAACTGCCTGTTATCGAGGTGATGTTTGTACCAGCGACTAAACTGGGCGTTGCTGTACCTGTACCACCGCTTGCAACCGCAAGAGTCCCGCCCAAGGTAATCGTGCCGGTTGTGGTGATTGGCCCACCACTTGTGGTCAAACCTGTGGAGCCACCCGATACAGCGACACTTGTCACTGTTCCTGTTCCAGCACTCACGTTGACCGTGACATCATCACCAGAATTGGTAGCGGTAACAGTCGCGCCAACAAAGTTGATGTTCTTCACACCCGTGGAGATCGAGCTGCCCTCGTCACTAATGCCCACCGCCCCGTTGGTAGACATGGTGCTGATAACTTGTATCTTTTGAGCCAATTCTTGCGAGACAACCTCACCAACATTCAATTCGCGTCCGTCTGACAAGGTAATGATCAAGCTGCCGTCAAAGTCAATATTTGCATTGACAACCGACACCCCGTCTTCACCATCAATACCGTTGCTGCCGTTCAGCCCGTCAATACCGCGAGCACCTGGCAACCCATCACGACCTGGCCTTCCGTCCTTACCTTTTTGCCCATCTACACCGTCTTGCCCATCACGACCATCTTTGATATTGGCAACCCGCTTCTCAATTGCTTTGCCGGTTTCGTCGTACCGCGCCCGAATGTCGGACTCCATCTTCTTTAGAGCTTGCAGCACCAAATTAACATTGACCGCAATCTTTTGCTTTTGGACTTCCTTGCTTTCAGCAATTGACTTGTGGATCGACTCAAGCGCCGCTAGCTTGTCGTCGTCAGACATTGAATCAAGATCAATCATTTCAATGCTCCCGACAGTTGGTCAAGGAACTCGTTCTCTACTGAGCGCAAATTCTCTTGTTTGTTTGCCATTTGCAACTCAACAATCTTGGACTTGTTCTTGATGTCAGCTTCTTTAAGCATCAACTCCGCAATCTTGACCCGTTTGTCAAACTCTTTGCCTTCGTTATCATCTGGCAGATTCTTTGTCAGCGCGGCCATAGTTTTAGCTTGTGATTCTTGCGGCATAAGCTGGGTTTCGGTCATCAGCTTCTGTGCCTCTGCCCGATTCTGCTCGGCTTGCGTAGTCTGTACTGCAATCTGAGCCTGTGCTGCTTGCAATGCCAGTTGTTGCTGGGCTTGTTCCAGTTGCTGCGCCTCTGGGTTGGGCTGGCTCATCTGATCCAAGGCCGCAATCATTTCATACCTGTTAGACAGGCTGGAATTGGCAAAAATGCCCTTCAAGATAATCGGCAGCACTGGCGTATTCGGGCCAAGAGTTTGCAACAGACCAACAAACTGCTGCTGCTCGTACTCTCTAGCAATGATGCCCAGCGTGGCCGTCGGTATAAACTTCATGTCCACCGATGGATAACGCTCTGGGTCAAACTGCATGTATCTGAACGCCGCCTTTTGAATGAACGGGATCAAGAAATCTTCTTGGAAGTTCACCAGTGTGCGTTTGTACTTCTTGATGATCGTAGCCACTGCCATTGACATGCCAGCGCCGTCCCGATTGCCTTGGCTAACCATGCCTTGACCATCCATCGTGCCAGTGGCTTGGAGCAACATGCGCTCAAACTCTTTGGCCGTGTTTAGATTGTTGAGACTTGTCTCGCCAAACTTGAACGGGTAGAGAATCTCAGCAGGGTTGCCGTTGACCAAGAACGCTTTGCCAGGTTTCACCTCAAACTTAGCGCCCCTTGGAAGTCGGGAAGCATCCAAACCGATCATTGGGCTGGTGGTCAGCGCCAGTGAGTCCAGATGGCTACGCACTTGAGCGTCAATAGCCTTCTGCATGTTGTAGGACTTCTCCACAGTCCCTCGACCTAAGAGCCGATTCGGGACAGTATCGTCCTGATAAGACAGAACTGGCCTGTCCTTCATCATGTACGGGTTTTCTTCTGCTTTTAACAGCAAACCCTCGTTGGCAATCACCACAATGGCTTCCACCATGTTAGAGTAATCATCAGCAACCGAGTCTTCTGGGAATAGTTCTTCTATTTCCTCGTCCTTCTCGGTCAGGTACTCCCTTGGCACAAGGCCGTAGTACGTCAGCAGCCGCACCTTTCCGTCTCTGTACTGGCTAACTTCTTGGGTTGGCTCAAGATCAGTGTCCTCGTCACCAGTGGTGATGTTTACCTTGCGGTAGATGCCCTTTTCGATGCCTTCGACTACTTTGTGTATGCTGACAAACTTCTCAATCGCTACGCCCATGCAGTCATCAATAGATGTTCCATTGGGGTCGAACAAGAAATTCTTAGGGTTAACCGGCGTAATCTTGACCGCAATGCGGCTTTTCTCCACAACACCAATAGCAGCTTGACCCATCTGGCCTGGTATCGGCTGGGTGGCTGGCTCAAAGATTTTTTCAGTCTTTACCACGATCTCGCCAATGCCAGTGCCATAGATTTCAGCCATCAACTCGATCTGGTCGATAGCTTTTCTAATCTTGTCTTGCTTAAAGTCTTCCATCAACTGGGCTTTAAGCGCCTCGACATCTAACGGATTGCCGTTGACATCTTTAAGATCGTCTTCAATGTCAAAGAACTCGCCTTGACCAAAGATGGCTTCCATGATCTCAGCGTGGCGTGTCTCTACTGCTTGCTGAGTAGCAGGGGTCACGATGCGTGATCGCTCAGACTCTCGTGTCTTATCCTCAGCAGCCCATTCACCACGGAAGATGCGCTCGTATTCTAGATAGTCGGGTAGAAAGTTCGTGTCGCGCCAGTCGCGCCAGCGGTCACAGTGGTCAATGACAAAGGAGGTTAGCTCTTTGTCGTTTTCTGTTGGTTCGTCGAACTCATTTTGATCCATAGCGTTACCTCGTTGTGTCGGCTATTGTATTGGCAATTTATAGCGGTCGATAGGCAAGGCTATCAAAAAATGCCGGTATTTGTGGGCTCAATTGCTGTTGCTGTTGGAGTTGTTGCGGAGGTGGCATCAAATAGCCTGATCCACGGTATTGATTTATAACGTTTTGTTGCTGCCCAAATAAACCACCAAAATTTTGAGCACCGCTAAATCCCATTAGCGGGTTATAAAATTGTGGCTGTTGCATCATCAAGTTTTGGAATTGCCCACCAAATAGCCCAGCGCCAATTGATTGCGGCGCATATCCCGAATTTTGCTGTTGCGGGGCTACTTGGCTTCCACCAAACAATATGTTTGGCCCGACCTCCGGAATCTGATCGGCTAGTCCAACTGCAGGGGCAGAGAGTGGTACTTGTTCGGCTAACCCAGCTGCTGGTATCTGCCCAGCCAGTGAGTTTTTGTATTGCATGTAGGCGGCGTCTTGCGCTCTGCCTATTGAGCCAGAACCCATTTGCCCAAAGTACGGGGAGTTGTAGACATCCATCGTACCCGTCATGTTCGATGGGTTGTTTTGAAAGGCTTTGTATTCAGGCGACTGGTAGAAGGCGTCTTCTTTAGATACAGACCCACTTAGATTCGGTTTGAAAGGAATTGGCGCAACTCCAATCGCTGCGGGTTGAATTAAAAACTTACTGAAAGGCATATCACACCCCCGAAATTACGTCCATCGGCTCCCACGCATCGTCATCGTCTTGCTCAAAGTAGCTTGTCACGGCCAATTGGTCGATATATGACAGCGCATCCGGCAAGTCATCATGCACACCCTGCGAGGGATACATCAGAAGTTGGTCAATAAAATAATACCAGTCTTCTTCGCTGTTCAGGATGACTCGGCCATGCTCGAATCTTCCTTGAAGCGACCAGATGATTCTATCTGTTTTCTTACGGTTGCCGTGAGTTAAATCGACAATGTGGCTGTAGACATTGTTTTTTCTCATCAAATCACTCAGATACGGCAGAACAGCGTTCTTCAGCGCCCCCTTCTCAATGCCGATAGACAAAGGCCGGTATTCCCGCATCGCCATCAAAATCTTGGAGGCTGTCTCTCGGATATCCCAGCGTCCGTGTTCTATCGATTTGACCCACCATTTGCCATCTTCCGTTACCTTGACCACCGCAATGGCTGACTCATCCAGCCGCTTCTTAGCATTGGCAGCCTGTTTAGCGACCTCCTCGAAGCCAGCCAAGTCTACTGCCACGAAATAGCTGCCATGCTCAGGCTCGACCCCGTACTTGATCCACTCCTCTTTAAAAACATCCGCGCCAGCATTGGAGAAAGACGCCATGTATTCTTGCTTAAACGAGAAGGAAGACAGGGTTTTCTTGGCTGACTCAATCTCCGTTGGGTCGATCAAGGGGTTGTCGGCAGTGGTGAAGTGCCAGGACTTCCATTCAGGATCAGTACCGTCTTGCCCTAAGTTGTACAAGTCAAAGAACCAGTTGCGCCCTTTCGGAGTGCCGATCATCATGCAACGGCCTTTCCTGTCGGATAGAGAAGCACGAATAACTTGTTCCCAAGCCTCGGGTTTGATGTCGGCTACCTCGTCCAGAACGGCATAGGTTAAGGAGACTCCACGAAGGGTATCCGGTCTATCAGCCCCACGGACGTAGATTCTCGCTCCGTTTATCAGGGTAATGTCCAAGTTGTTTACATGGCTAGACTGGATGACCTCTCTGCCCAAGTCTAGAAGCAAGTCCCAGATGATCTGTCTGGACTGTCCCATCGTGGGGCTGACGTACAGCACCGCCGAGCCTTGTGGACAGCTTAGACCCTCAATGATTAAGGTAGTAGCCGCTAACCTAGACTTGCCACACCGCCGTCCGGCTGCGATTACCTTAAACCGAGTCTGGTCTGTATAGACCTCTTGTTGCCAAGGAAGGAGAGAGAAGTTGAGATCAGACATCCGTAATATCCTCTACAAGTGGTGTAGGCGCTCCAAGACCCGTAATGTTGATCGTCACTGCTGACCTCTGAGACTTGTCCTTCTCAAACATAGACATAGGCAACGTCCGGTCAAGACACATCTTCAACGCCGCCATCTGACCAGGATGATCATCATTCAAAGCAATCTCAATCACCTTCTCAGCAACATCCTTACCCCCAGAACGAATCATCAGCTCTTTAAGCTCCCTTAGACGCTGTGTATCAGTCTTAGGTAAAACCGCAGGTGGGTTCTCCGCATATCGTTGTATCGTCATCTTGATCGGACGGCCACGCTTCTTCTTTTCCATATTCGCCTTTTAGCTTTTTAAGAGGGTGGGATGCTCCTGTAAATATTACAACACAACCCGACCCCTCCCCCCCCCATGTGACCACCAACCAACAAGTCAGTGAGCGCTTACTTACAACCAGGTGAGTGAGCATTCACATCTAAGTCAGTGACCGCTAACCTCTATGTTAGTGACCGCTCATATATAAGTTAGTGCTTGCTAACATCAAGGTTAGTCAGTGCTCACTTACAAGGCCAGGTCAGTGAGTGTTCACTTACATCCAGGTTGGCGAGTGCTCACTTCGATGTTAGTGGGCGCTGACATCAGGCTAAGTTAGTGGCTGCTGACTTGCTAAGTTAGTGGTCGCAAACATGTGAGAGGGCGATGCACCATTTCAGGGCTACCTAAATAAATCTCACCTATACATCTTTTCCGGAATAGATCACCAGATCGAAATCTTGATCCGGCCTGTACCCTTGGCGATGCACATGCGCGTAAAGCTCTAACAGCTTATGCCATCCTCTAGATAGATCACCCTCTCCTGCTGTGAGAATGATTTGTCGCTCTGCATCGTTTAATGTTCGATCAAGTCGCTTGGTGTCGATTTTGCAGGGTCTACCATTCATAGCTTAATCCTATCAAAAATTCAAATTGTATAGATTTAATTGTCTTGTGTATTGTGTAGAAGCCTATACATTAGATACATCAACAACCACAGGAGCAACGATATGACACATCAAGACATCAAGCAAAGCAAGGCCGCGGGTAACAGCAATTGGGAGATCTTAGGCCAAGTAATCGCCTCTGGATACGACTATGCCGATGCGGTCTATAGGGTATCCGTAGCCTTACGCATGGCCTCAGATGAACGACAGTGTATGGAGCAAGACTATGAGCAGTGCTACTAATCAAAGGGGCAACGACATGCAAGCGAAAACGATAGAGAAAAGCATTTTTTGGCAACAGCAAGTTATCAAGCAAAGCCGCGATCCGGTGCAGATAGCTAGATGCAAAGCCGCGATTCAACGACTGCAAGATCAACTCAAAGGGGCTACAGCATGACTTACAACCCAATGACCGAAGCACTTGATTTTGTCTTGTGGCTTATGGGTGATGGCATCGAATTAGACGATGCGCTAACCAAAGCCGCTACGCGTCTCCATGTCGAGCGTGACGCGCTCGCGCTTGCATATCACCAGAAAGGCTAACCATGACCCGCTATTACATACACATCCCACAATGGATTCATGTCGCCATGACAACCTACGGCACAAGCCGTAAAGATGCCATTGCACGATTTAAACACCAGCACGGGCTAATTCGCATGCCTAGTGGCTATGGCATTTGGGAGGCTTGAGCAATGACCCGCAACATTTTCACACGGCGCGGCCGCTTAATGCTCGCTATCGTCAACACAGCCGGCGCGCTATTTTTTGTGGCATGCCTGTTAGTGCTCATGCTGGCCTACTTCGACGTGCTCACAAAATAAGGGGATCGACATGATATTTTTTATCCGTGACTGTAACGGCCGCATTGTTGGCAACCCTAAAGGGTATGCAACCATACGCGGCGCCGAAGCACAGCGCGATATGCACGGCTCACCCGCAAATCGCGCAATTTGGGAGGCATTTTGGGCTAGCGACAAAAAACTACCCAACGGCTCGATTTTGCATATTTCCAGCATCAGATTAGAGGGCTAAACCATGCCAAAAATTAGCATTACCTCAAAACTCGACGGGATTCGCTCGTGGTCTTTGCAAGCCCTAGACACATGTCCAGGGTCTATTTCATCGCCTGGTGTGCTGGTTGACGCCTGTCGCGGGTGCTATGCGACGACAGGAAATTACCGGTTTGCCAATGTGCGCGCGCCAAGGGAGTTCAATCGCACGGATTGGGAGCGGTTCGAATGGGTTAACGAAATGGTGCAGGAATTAGAACGGGATCGCTATTTTAGGTGGTTTGATTCGGGTGACATGTATAGCCTCGCGCTAGCGGAGAAAATGCTTGAGGTAATGATCCGCACACCTTGGTGTAAGCATTGGCTACCTACCCGCATGCACAAATTCCCGAAATTCGCTATGGTGCTGCGCGAAATGCAAGCATTGGATAACGTTATGGTGCGCCCGTCGTCGGATTCGATTGTCGGGGTTTTTACGCCTGATCTGCACGGATCCGTTATCGTTCCCGATTCTAGGGTTAACCCTGACATGGTCACATTGTGCCGTGCATACGAAAACGACGGGAAATGCTCTGGTTGCCGTGCCTGTTATGACAAAACTGTCCCTGTTATCGCATACCCTGCACATGGCAAAACAATGGCAAAAGTGATCAGAATTAAAGTGGCGGGTTAAACCATGCAAAACAACACTTATCCAAAATTTGACACTCATGCGGCCGCTACATGTTTTCATTGTGCCGCGCCAATTGGTCGCGAAAAACCGCTTTTCTATGGTTTTCCGGCCGGTGCATATGGTATTTGGTGCGACACATGCAAACTTCGCACCTATTACGATACGCCGGATAAATCGGTCAAATTCGACGTTAAAGGCGATCCACTAACGCCAACATGCGGGTGCGGCTGCACTACGCCACGAAATCAATGGGGCGCGCGCGACGGCTGGCCTGAGTGCCCCGATTGTGGCATGGTTTGATTTTCAGTGCATGCGGCCGTTAATGGCTGCATGTGCGGACAATCCGTCCGGCAAAAGGGGAAACCATGAAAACAGCAGAACATTTTGCACTTAACCAGTGGCTTACGGAATATCCCGACAACCTTACTTATGCGGAAGTCATCGCGCTTTTGCAAGACCCTGAGAACACATGGCGCGCGGAAAGCATTTCCGTATGGGAAGCTGCCGAAAGTTTCCCGTTGGAACATGTCGCACAATTCATCAACGATACAAAATCACATTTTGAAAGAGTTACAGCATGATCAAAATTAAAACTACGCGGCCGGTTGGCGCACAAATTGCAGAGATTGGCGCAAATGGGCGCGAATACAACATAAGGAATTTAGATATGCAAACCAATAGTTATTTAGAAACTATTCAATCAGCGCTTTTTTGCGCTTATGACTTACGCAACGCCATGACTAGCGAAGATAAACGACGCCCAACGGAAAACGATAACTTTGGCGACACCATAGCTGAATTGATCGCGCATCTTGAAGCCTTAGAGGTGGCAGCATGACCCAGACACAAGCACTCACTCGCGCTCTGGTATTGGCGCTCTGCGCTCCCACTGACGCAAAAGCGCAACAAGCGGCCGAACTAGCGGAACAATTCGCGCAGGGTCTAAGCGATGCCACTGTTGAACAATGCAAAGCCGATGCCTTAGCGGAGCGTGACCGATGATTTATGCTGCCATTGCCCTGCTCATTCGAATATTGACAGGAAAACGATAACTTAGGGGCTTTTGCCCCTTTTTTACGCCCAAAAAAAACCCATCGCGCTAACAATGGGCAAGGCTGGCAACTGCTTGTCAGCGCCTTTATTCTAGCTCAGGCACAGGTATGCCCACCGGCCATTGACCCGCGTCTAGTAGGCTTTGCACTGTCTTTATGTGCGCTTTTGTCCAGGCGTCTTGCCTCTCTGCCCTAGACATTTTCGCGCCTTGGTCAATCTCAAAATGGCAGGTTTGGCAGAGTGCCGCAGTGTATTCGTCGCTGGCTTTAATGCTCTTACCCTTGCCATGTTGCGCCATGTTGGAGTGCGCTGCTTGCACTTGTGACCCACTGCCACAGCGCTGGCAATCGAGGCTGGCAACCAGTTTTAACAGCGGTTTGCTCCGAATGTACCTTTGTTTCACTGGTGCGCTCTGTCTTGCATTCGGTTAGTGGCTTCGCGTGTTCTAAAAATCTCAATGTCTAGTCTGGCGGCTTCCATTTCCCACTTTAGAACTTCCTCCGCTTCAATGGCCGCTGCCAAACCCTTTAGCAATTCCGTGTAACTGGGGTCGGCGTAAGCCTCGCGCTCTTGTGCGCTGGTGGTTTTTATGCCATTTTGGTGCGCTTTAGACATCAAAAGCGCCTTTTTTGTCTTTCTATATTCCTCAATGTACACCCGCTGACCCTTGGCTTTGCCATAGGCGGGTGCGTTGTCTCTAATTGTCTGGGCTGCTTCTTCGGGTTTCATTTGACCTCCATCACCATGACATCAACACCCGCATTTGATGCGTAAACCTTGGTTACATGGGCGTCCACGATCTGCGTGTCATCCAGGTAAACGATACCATTCATGGCATCACAGATCGATTTCGACACATTGTCCCAGTCTGGCTTCTTTGTTGGGCGCTCCAAACCGCTTAAACAGGCTTCAGTGCGTTTTTTAGAGTACGACTGAGGGACTGCATGCCTGATGTATAAAAAAACGCTTACAGGCGTTTCTAGCGGGTCGGTGCTGCCCATTGCTTCCGCTGCAAAAGACTTGATAAGGGTTTCGTAATCCAGTGTTTGCTTATCGGTGTAAACCCTAGTAAATTTCCCAGCGCGGCTGAAGCGTGGTCGCCCCTTGCCTTTCGGGTCGCCCTCAACTTGAAAGTGAATTTGCATCATGTTGCTGCCTGTTCATTTCGTTTGTCAAGATATCGGCTGTAGCCTGGCCACGAATCCGAATGATGTCGTCCTTCACTCCTAACCACCATGTCCGTGCTTTCACTTTGCCCAATAATTTCACTTTCTGGGCATAACGCTGTTTCCATTCCATGCTTTCGCATTGGATCATGTAGATCGCCAGTGGCGTACAGGGCGGCGCTGATTTGTTCAAAACTGTATCTTTTGCCATCGCGCGCTTTGTCCAAAAGTTTGTTTGCAAGTTCACGATTCATGCAATGCCCCGCGCCATGCTTTCTGCTGTAGGTTGCTCAAAACTTCACCGGCCAGCTCACGGGCCTTTAGTTTTTTTGCCCACAATTTGTAATCAGTAGGCGCACTCGCTAGCTTGGTCAAGTTGGCTATGGCTTGCATTTTTTCATCCATGCTCATTGGCTCTACCGGCTTTGGCTCTACAGGCGCTGACCGTCTTGCGAATGCTTGCAATTCGCGGGTTGTAATCATTGACCAATTCTTCGGCTCTGCCCATGCATGCGCCCCGCATAGCATTTGGCTTGACACCGACCAACGATTCGGGCATTCGTGCGCTTTGCACATCAAATCCCGATCATCCTGAACAGGGGCTTGGGTCTTGAAGTTGTTAAGCGCCATGATATTTTCCCTCAATGATTTTGGCGAAGTTAGATGGCTTCAAAATCCACTCAAGATCGGCAGCAAATGACCGTCCGTCCTTGGAGTTCACCTTTCCGGTCAAAAACTTGGATTGGCCGATATGCCGGAAAAAGTCTGCCCACCATGCTAGGACATCGTTGGCATCAATGGCCTTGGTCTGAACCAGTTCGGTAGCCACCTCACGCCATCGTTGTCTGAGATAGCCCTGTCTAGCGGCATTCCAGACCTCAACCTTTCGCAGTGTTGGCAGGTGGTGGTGGTACAGGCTGATGACTTCCGTGTGTTTGCAATCAGGAATTTTGGACTCAGGTTCACCGGCAGGTGGACATATATAGGTATTTAATTGGTTATTGGTTCTTGGTTCTTGGTTAGCATCAATAACAGGTGCATCCGCATTGCGTTCGGTATGCGTTCGCATTGGATTCGCATTGCTCCACCTTGCGTTTGCACTGTTTGCTGCCTTTTCCTTCTTGCCATGAAAGTCAGCAATCTCCTTGTCGCATCGGTTGTGCCGCCATCCATCCTCTTGCAAAACAAAGAAATGGCGCAGGATTAGATGCACTGTTTTTTCATCCGAACGCATAGCAAACGCAATGCTTTCGCAATCGTTGTGCAATGGCTTTTCGTCTAAGTAGTATTTCCAGAGCATCCGTAGGTAGATGCCCATCTGGTCATTGCTAAGATGCCCAGTGTCTTTTAAAAAGTCACCGATATGGTGTCGGTAGTAGTGCATTGTTTACCCTTTTACGCACCCTTAAAAGAAACTGCGGCAGGGGAGGGTGTAACCCTTTTCGGCTGAGAGATCAGGCTCAGCCTAGCCGTGTTTCAAAAAAATTATAGCTTATTAAACCATTCTGGTCTGATGACCATCAACTGATACATCCGCCCCTGCGGTAGAGCTGTCCACTGAAAGACCGCACCCCTGGTCACGCCCAACAGCCTTGCCAACTTGGACTGTGAACCGGCTTTATCAATCGCTTCTTGTTTTGTCATTAGTCGATTCTACTACACAATAAATTTGTTGCTAACGAGGGAAAACCCCTACAAAAAAGGCTTGACGGGTGTTTAGTGGCCTCTACAATCACCGCATGCCCCAACATTTCGTAGGGGTCTTTTTGGGAGATAGCATGAATGTAGTTTTCGACGAAATGATAGACGGCTTTCGCTTCACCGGCCTTGCGGAAAAAGAAATCGGTGAGGAAGCCACAGAGATCAGCCCTAGCTGGCCGACCTTTTACACAGTCTTTGCCCTGCACATCGATGGGTCACACAAAGACTTTATGGACATCATCAACCCCGCAATTATTCAACGCATTGAAACAATGCTTGCGGAGGATGTATGAACCGCGATGAAATTCTAAAACTTGCAGAACGTGCTGAGTTGGTAAGCCTTGGCAGAACTAAAAGTGCCGCACACAACGCACTTAAAGAAACAATTGAGAATCAGTGTTTGCATTTTGCTGAATTGCTTCTTGAGGCTCATACCGAAACCCAAAATCATTTGCTGGAAACCACACAACAAGAACTTGCCCTACTTTTAATTGAACTTACACAGGAAAAATCATGAAAAATATCGCCACCGCACTGGTCAAGGCTCAAAAAGCCTTTGGCCCTGCCCTTAAAAGCAGCACAAACCCGCACTTTCGTTCGCGCTACGCCGACCTGTCAGCTTGCGTTGAGGCAGTGATTGAAGGATTAAACGGGGCTGGCATTGCCCTTGTCCAGAGAACTAGCGAAGACCTTACTGGCGTGACTGTGGAAACAGTGTTTATCCACGAATCAGGCGAAATGCTGGAATGCGGCAAGCTGCATGTTCCCGCGTCAAAACAAGACCCGCAGGGATACGGATCAGCTTTGACATACGCAAGGCGGTATTCCCTGATGGCCGCTTGCGGAATTGCACCAGAAGACGATGACGGAAATGCCGGTAGCCGCCGCCCAGAGGTAAAGACACCAGACATCACTGATCACCTGTTAGCAATTGAAGGCAGTGGCAATAGTGATGAATTGGCAAAAGTCTACAAAGATGCATTAGAGGCTTGCGAAGGCAATCAGGCACTTCAAGCCAAAGTCATCCAAGCCAAAAAAGCACGGGTTGAGCGTGCCAAACAGGAGAAAACAGCATGAGCGAAGAGCAAGGGACTGAGGCATGGCAAAGCGCCAGATGTGGAAAAGTAACCGCCAGCCGCTTGGCTGATGTCCTTGCCAAAACAAAGACAGGATACAGCGCCAGCCGCACCAATTACATGACTCAACTTGTATTGGAGCGCGTCACCCAGACCAGAGGCGAGTCTTACTCTAATGCCGCCATGATTTGGGGTACGGAGCAAGAACCTTTTGCTAGGGCTGCTTACGAGGCTCATACGGGGCAGATGGTTGAGGAGGTGGGGTTTGTATCTCACCCCGACATTGAGGCCGCTGGAGCATCACCCGATGGCCTGGTGGGTGACGATGGAATGGTGGAGATCAAATGTCCATCATCCAGCACTGCTCTGGAATGCTGGCTGTCTTACTCTCAGGGAGCTAATCCTGTAGATGCCAAGTACTACGCACAGATGCAGTGGCAGATGCGTTGCGCTGACCGCTCTTGGTGTGACTATGTTGTATTCGATCCAAGAATGCCAGCCAAGGCACAGTTGTTTGTTTACAGAGTTGAGCGCAATGCAGACTGGCTCAGAATCACCGAAGAAGAAGTCCTGAAGTTTTTGGCAGAAGTGGACGCCAAAGTTATCGCCCTTAAATCAATCATTGGAGAGTAAAAAATGTCAAAAGTAGTCAAAGAAATATCGTGCATCGTTGGTGAATACCGCAACAGCGAGGGTCAGACAAAGAAGCGTTATCAGCGTATCGGGTCTGTGATCGACACAAAGAACGGCCCAATGCTAAAGATTGATGTGATCCCGTTACGCGAAGGCGGGTGGGATGGCTGGGCATACATGAATGACCCAAAGCCGCAAGATGAGCGCCGGACACGGCAGACCGATCAGCCTGATGATGACATGAACTTTTGAGGTGGCTTATGAAAACCTATGATCTTTTTGAGCGTATTTTTGGTACTCATCCCAAAAAACTTGTTCGTACCGATGACCCAGATACAAGTCATGCTGCCGCTAACTCTGTTGACACTAGCCAACTAGAGTCAATGGTTTATGAGGTTATCAGCAAATACCCTGATGGTTGCATTGCTGATGATGTTGAAAGAGAACTTGCCCACCTACGCAGTCATTCAATTACGCCAAGGTTTAAGCCTTTAATGCGTAAAGGTTTTATTTTTGATACAGGAGAACGCCGAATTGCATCATCTGGCCGATCTCAACGGGTTGTTAAAGTTACGGAGGCAAAATGAAACAGACCTACTTTACACAGCAAAACCATGATCAAGCCCGATCCTTGTTGATCAGCTTTTTGGGCGCAGTCCTTCTGGTCTGCTTTGGCGTGATCTTCCTGTTGGCTACCTTTGATGTTTTGGTGAAATGATGTTTAAGTACATGTGGACAGAATTTAGGTCAACCCTCAAGATGCTGCCGCCAGCACAAACTGCCGCGCACGAATTGCTTCACGCAGAACATGATTTGCTACGGGCAGAGGCTGGCGTGGAATACGCGCAAGCAATGGTTGTTTGCCAGAAACAGCGAATCAAGCGCCTGAAGGCGTATCTGGAGGCGGCAACATGATCAGGCAATGCGACACAGGTGGCATCTGCCCACACACACCTCAATGCGATCACTTTTGCCACTTCACCAATGCAGAGAACGAGCCAGAGACGCGCAAGGTTAAGGCTTATCCGGCAGTGCCTGATGACATTGAGCCAGTGCCGCAAGCGTGGCAGATGGCTGCTAGCGTAGTGGTTGGCTTTGTACTGGTCGTGCTGGTGGTGATAGCGGTTCTGTTTTTCTTTACCGGCCTTTGGATTTGGAGTTTACTGATATGACACAAGACGAAATACTTCAGACGTTGCGTGAGGTGATTGCAGAGGCCGAAAACTTCACTACATGGACAGTATCAACCCCGCACTTGGTGGAGTTGGTTAAACGCGCAGTCGAGGCAGAGCGTGAGGCGTGTGCGAAGCTGGCACAAAACAGGATGCTGGCCGATGAAAACAAAAATAAAAGAATTGGTCACCACCATGCTTGCAAGTCAATTGCAATAGACATCCGAGCAAGGGGACAAGCATGACACAAGAGGAAGCACTGAAGCAGGCGCTGGGATATGTGGAGCGTAATTGCCCTGCTCTTGTATTTGGAGAAATCAAAGAAGCCTTGGCACAGCCAGAGCAGGAACCGGTAGGTAGCGTGGTGCGTTGGCTTGATGGCTCGTTGGTACATGGGTGGTTTTCTGATCCCCCACCTGAAGGAACCCTTCTCTATATCACCCCACCCGCAGCACAGCCAGAGGAACGCAACTTCTGCCCAAGGTGCGGCAAGCGCACTGCTGACCCGACCACGATTCACACATGCACACCACCACAGGAGAACACATGACTTATATTTTAATTTTTTGGACAGCCGTTGCTTCCACCGCTAAGTACGATTGGCGACCTTTGGCCGAGTTTTCAAGCGCAACAAAGTGTGAAGAAGCTGCAAAGCAATTAAACCTAGAGCAGCGATACCGCTGCGTACAAAAATGAGCAACACACTAGAAGAACGCGATGCAATGATCGACATGGCGATGGGGGCTGGCTATCACATCACTTATATCTCACACATCATTGACTACATGGTAGATTTTGACAAGGCAACCAAAGGCATGCCACGGGACAAGAAATTAAAGCTACTGGAAGAAGATCGGTGGCTAGGCAACGAGGATTTCAAACGCTATGACGCGCATCTTTCCTGGCTAGATATTCTTGACATGGACAAAGACGAGTGGAACAAGATCATGGATCAAGTTAAGGAAATGCGAAAGGAGATGAAATGATGGAATGGCAACCAATAGGAATTACACCTTTTAATGGAAATTTTGATGGAAAAAAAACGCCCCCTTGGGATGAAAGGTATGTACTTGTTGATGTAAATGGAGAAGTGGGGGCGGCTTTTTATGTAAATTATGTACATGAGCAGAGGAAGATGAGAGGTGTTTTAAAGCCTATGGGGTGGCGGTGGCTACATGAGGAAGGTGACTGCACTTATGGAAAAGAAATCTTTCCTACCCATTGGATGCCTTACCCGCCGCCTGTGGCGAGCATTGCATGACAGAGCAAGAATGGAAATCCTTGTCAGTTGAAGACAAGATAGCGATAACCAATATCGTCATTGGCGCAGTCAGGAAATCTGGACATATGTGCCTGAATAGACCGTTGCGTTATCCTATTCGGCTTACGCCAGAAGCTGACTTATTTGTTAAGGAAAAGAAGAAATGACAGAACACCGAATTTTTTGTGACTGCGTAGATTGCCTGAAAAAGAAAATTGCCAGTTTAAACACAGAGACTGCTGCGCTGCATAAACTGTTGGAAAAACGAAGGCTAGAAACGTGGGCAACAATGCAGCCTAAAGAATTGTTGGACTTGTGGACGATTTGCCAAATTACTTCACATCTAGAAACGCCAGATAACGTAGCGGTGCGATTTGGCAAGGCTGTGTGTTTCCGGCTTCTTGAACTCAACTGGGAGGCATTTTGCGCGGAAGGCCGTTCCATAACCACATTAGTTGCAGCCGCACCCGAGGCTTTTTACGGATTTCCTCATGGTGCGGTAAGTGCGTCCAAAGTCGGCGGCAATGACTTGACTGCTGGAGAGACAGCACCATGACCCACGGCGGCAAGAGAGCCGGTGCTGGCAGACCGCCCAAGGACATCTCAGCCAGCCGAGTCTATTCTTTGTACGATTCCGGTATAGACATGAAAGAGATAGCGCGGCGGTTAAATGTCAGCGCTCCCGTGATCAGCAGACTAATTAAGAAACGCAATGCCAAACTTTAAGACTTGGACGCAAGAAAACCTAGCCCAGTTCGCCGAGGAAGCAAACACTAAGATGCTTGAGCAGAACGAGAGGATTCAGCAGCTTCAATGCGATCTCAAAGACGCCATTGAAGCGTATCGGGCGCTTATGCGAAAGGCCGAAAGTTCCTGACTGGTATAATGCTTGTAAATGATGAGGATTTTTATGTACAAAACTGATAGCCATTTTACAAAAGAGCAATTGCAATCTTTGTTTACATACGCCGATGGCAATTTGTATTGGAGAGAACGCAAAGGTCGCCGTTTGGCTGGAACATTGGCTGGTACTGCATCACATCATTACCATCAAATTTGCATAAACTACGTACTTTATAGAACGCACCGGCTTATCTGGGCGTATCACTACGGGCCGTCTGAACATATCATAGACCACGCCAATAACAATTCTTTTGACAACCGCGTTGAGAATTTGCGAGAATGTTTTCACTCACAAAATAGTCAAAACAGTTGTGTGCCAAAATCAAATACATCCGGCGTTAAAGGTGTTGCTTGGTGTAAACGAAAAAACAAATGGCGAGCGCGGATTATTGTTGATGGGAAAGAACATCACATTGGTTTTTTTGATAATTTGCAAGCTGCCAAAAAAGTCATGAATTTAAAACGCATAGTACTTCATGGCATCTTTGCTAGAAGCAGTTAAGAAAATGGGCGCGTTGATTGCTTGTCAATGATCAGCGCTTGACGGCGGGGCGTTGGGCTGATGCTGATGTGAGTCCAAGCGTCGAACTCACGGATAACCTGATCAAAGGGTAGGTCTGAGGCCACCAAAGCCCTCACCACGGCGTCTGGAGACATGCCTGGCACTCTGATGTCAGCCGCGCTGCCCGTGCGGTGCTGGCTGGTGTCCTTGCTGCCTACGCTGTCATTGACTTGCTTTGACCGGAAGGCGCTGTTGATCATAATTGGCTTGCCGTCCAGCAGCGCTTTGACCTCCTCCAAGAACTCAGCCAGCTTTTGCAAGTTGGCTAGTTCTGCCTCGTTAGGGGTGTTGTCAAACTCGCGGTGGCTGGTGGTGGTCAGTTCTTCTAGCGAAAAGTGTTCGGTAAGGTTCATTTCTTAGCCTTCATATCCATGATTTTCTCAAGAGTGCGGCCACCAAAGTAAAAACTCATCACCAGCATGCCCCACTGGCCCAGCAAGGTTACATAGACTTCGTTGGCATCCAGCTTGAAGGCAGACATCATGGCAAACACAAAGTAGCCGATAAAGATGGCAACCAGTGTCATGGGGCGAATGTTCTTGGACAGCCAAGAGTCTGAGGCCATGTCGGCAGTGTGCCGTTGACTCAGGTTGTTTTGCTCTGCTTTGTACAACTCGGTGTCGTTTGCCATCTTTGCCAACTCACCGTCCTGCGCCATCTTAGCCAGGTCAAGTTGCGCCTTAGCTTTGGCCTGTGGATCAGGGATGAGCTTCTCGATGAGCTTACCGCCAACTTCAAGTAGGGCTGTTAGTGGGAACATGCTTTACTCCTTAACGTGTGCGCTCAGATCGGTTGTATTGGCTCAGGGCGCTAGGCGCAATAACGCTACCTATTGGCGCGGATTGTTGCGACAACATGCCGCCCAATTGTTTAGCTAGTTCAGGCCGTGAACGCAAAATGGCATCAATAATTGCTTGACCACCTGGACTGTATGCGCCTGGCACTGCAACCATTGCAGGAATAGCAATTTGAGGTTGCGAAAGTAGCCCAAAACCGCCGCCAACTGAAGCTGCAACACGGCCTAAAGTGCTTGCGTTTGTTGGGTCGCCTAACACTTCTACCGCCGCGTCAGATATTTCTTGACCTCTTGCAAGGCCTTTGGCAAACGATGTCTTGCGCCGAGTTTGATCTTGCTGACGCACAGCAGTCGAAAATTGTTTGGGGGTAAACACGCCGCTACTTGCGCCGGAATTTGCCGCAGCTACGTTAATTACCGCCAAGTCGCCGTATGCGCTGTCAATACGCCGCAGCTTTGACGTCTGCTTCGGGTTTTGCGAGTACAGTTCCTTTTTCAGAACACCCAAAACATCTGTTAAAGCATCACCAATTTCTCTTTCTGAAGCGGTTGCACTATTGACGTAATTTCCTGCTTTTTTGCGTAAATCAGACTCAAGACCCTTGTATGTTTGCCCATCAATCTTTTGACCGGCAAACTTTCCAAACACAATGTCGTTTAAAGTTTCAGTAACTTTTTGTCTTTGGTTGGCATCCAACCCTTTGGCTTTACTTAAAGAAGTAAGAATATCGCTAGTCGTCTTAAAATCTAGATCAAAAGACATTTTTGACAAAACATCGTCATACTGCGCTCCCACCTGATCAGACGCGTAAGCAATCGCATCACGGCCAATGACATTGGCGGGTAACTTATCTTCTACTTTACCCAATGCTTTGTTGATGACGCCTTTGTTAAAATCAAACAGCACACGTTGGCGCGCGTTTTCAATGCTTGACCCAATTAAAGGTAGGTTTTGTGCGAATTCTTCAAGTGTCTTAAACTGACCACCCATTGTTTGACCGGTTGTTGGCGTGATGCCAAGATCGCGCATGGTCTTCTCAGCCTTGGATACCAAAGGATTTAACACGCGACCTACGCCGCCAACTACCTTTTCTCCAATCGGGCCAGCGACTGCTCCTTGAACAACCTGTTCTGTCTTCTGCTCACCAAAAGTTCCGTCTCCAACAACAGGCTGCATGGCACCGCCAACAGCACCCGCTGCTGCGGCTTGACCTATAGTATTCACACCCCTAGCACGTGCCAATTGCCCAACTCTCGCAGCTGGAACGATGCTGGCTGGGTTTAAGATGTTTCCTGCTAGACGCGCTGGGTCAAAGCCTGACCCGCCCTGCGCTTGGCGTTGCGTTTGATACGCCTGTTCTTCCATCCGCGCCATTTCGTCAACTCGTTTGGCTTCTTCAGAAAAGAACTGGCTAACAGGATTAGGTGCAATGCCGCCCAAACTTGTAACGCCAGCTAATGCACGGGGCAACAGTTGAGCGCCGCCAGTTATAGGGTCTTTAAGGCCCATCAAAAACCCAGACGACGGAGGCGTAACAGCAGGCCCACCCGAGAGTGCTTGCGCTATTTGCGCGTCCGACATGTCATCTGGAAATTCAACAACGTCGCTGCCTACTTGGATGTATTTGGGCATCTCAATCTCCAGATATAGTTTCTATTTTGCGTGTCTGCGGGTTGTAGCGCTTTGTCGGTGCGGGTGCGGCAGCAGGCGTTACTGGCCCAATTGGCAGTGGAGCGCCAGTAGTCCCAGCAGCAGTTTGAGCTTGCAAACGGGCCAAATTTTTCTGCACTTTCTTTTCAGCGCTGACAAGGATGCGTTTTACCGCTTCTGGCTCAAGACGTTGATCACCAGCAACCACTTTTTGCAAATACTTCAGTTCTTCGTTAGAGTCGTTGCCGCCAAACTGTACCAGTCTAGGGATGACAATCTCGCCAATATTGGCTAGGAACACTTCGGTGTTTTCTACCTTTTTAGGGTCACCTACACCAACAAATTTAGCTAAAAATTGTTTTTCTGGCCCATACGCGCCGCCATAAATTCCGTCACCTAATATGGTAAGTGCATCTTTAAACGCAGTCCCTAAAGCATATTGTTGTTCAACATTAGCTACATTTCCACCAATTATCTTGCCAGCTTCTTTAGCCGCCGCGCCAGTATCGACCGATATTGCGCCAATTGTGACGTTCCCAGTGCCTTTAGCCGCGCCTTTGCTTTTGCTGGTGACGTATTCGAGCATCCGTTTTTGGAACGGTTCAGTGCCAGGGGTTAAACCGGCGTCGATAAGCTCTTGTGCAAAAGCCGAAAACTTATCAGGTTTTGAGCCTTCATAAATTGGCTGCCCAGTTGATTTAGAGACCAAAGCATTGCCAACAACAACAACGTCATCTTTAGTTTTTTCCAACAACTCTAGCTGACTAACGTCGCCGCTTTGGCGATATGTAGCCAAACTTGCTGGCGTGTACTTTCCTGTACGAACAAGTTGCTCAAACGGATCAGCAGCTTGACGCTCACGCGATAATTTTGTAGTTTCTGCGCGGGTCTTTTCTTGGTTTAGAAAAATCTGTTGTAACTGCATTGCGCCTTGGCTGTCACCGGCTTGCGATAGCGCGGCAATGCCCCGTTTCATAGACGCCTCGTCGTTGTAGTCAATCTGCCCAGCTATCTGCTGGCGCATTGTGATGCGCTGCAACTCAGGGTCTTGCCCACCCAGAGCGCCGCCAATAGCACCTGCCAAGCCAGAAGCACCGCGCCCAATGGCGTAGTTGGCTTGCTGGAACGGGTCGAGTTTGGCGTACTGCAACGCTTGCGCGTCCATACGGTCTTGCTGTGCTTGCTGGTATGACTCAGGCGTCACACCAAAAAGGGATTGAACGATTTCAGCCATGATTTAGTCCTTAAGTCCAATAACCTGGGTTTGAATATTCACCCGTTGCGTATGGGTTACCAGCAGGGTTGGCAGCAATGTCAGCACTAGCGTTATAACCACCAAACAGGTTACTCACGCCTCGGCCAAACGCTGGATTCTGACCAGCTTGTGTCAGCGCAGTGGCAAACGGATTGTAGGCATCGGCCGCGCCCCTTGTTTGCGCCGCAGCCATGCCACCACTTAACAACGCTTGCGCCGCGCCAGTACTTTGCCCCTTTGCACCAATGTTAATGCCCAGATCAAGCGGCTGCTGACCAAGGGCCTCAAGCTGCTTCATTTGCGCCAGATAAGCCTCGTATGGGCCAAGCGCTGAGGCTTGTAAACCATAATTTTGAGTTCCTAAATTGCCACCAAGACGGTACAAATCTGCGCCAAACAGAGATTGGCGTTGCCCGGCTTCCGTAGCCCCAGCTGCTAGTTGAGCATCCTGTTGGGCAATAGCGTTGTAGTAGGCTTCTAGTTCTGGGGTAGAAGCACCGAGGCCACCACCACCGCCTGGTCGCGTTCCAGTAGCGCCAACAGACAAACCAGTTCTACCCGTGTTAAACAAATTAGTTCGTATGCCAGCCAGTTGACGCTCTCGGCTTGGTGCAACTAAATCCTGCTGACCAAGCATGTACTTTTGTGCAGCTTGCTCTGGCGACTCTGCAATATACTGACCCCCAAGTTTAAAAAGACCTTGAGCCGCGCCAGTTAAAGGAGCATATTGTCCTTGCGCTTGTTCGGCTTGGGACAGACCGCCACCGGCTAAACCCATAAACCGATCTTGATAGGCACGAAGGGCAGGGTCTAGCGAGTAGTTAGCCCCAATGACGCGACCATTTGCATCAGTCTGGAAATCTGACGTACCAAATCGAGTTGTAATGCCTACCGGACGGAAACGCGCCTCTTCAGCCGCAAGCTGCGCGGCTCTCATTTCTGAATCGGCTCGTGTACGGGCTGCGCGTTCAGCAGACCTACCGCCTAGCAAACCGCCCAGTAAACTAGCCCCCGCCGTGATAAATGCTGGCATATCAAACTCCAATCAAAATTTCGTCCACTTTAGACGGGTCTTTCTCGTCAGTGGCGTGAATACAAAACCAAACGCAATCAGTGATGGCCTTGACGCCATGCGTCATTCCAGCCTTAATTTCAATGCAAGCTGGAGCGTCAACAATGTCAATCTCTGTGCCTCGCAACACCGCAACCTTGCCTTTTGCAAGAATAGACAAGTGGCTAAAGTCATGCGTATGCTTCAGGATGGCTGTGCCAGCCGCAAATGCGGTTTCTTTGGCATACAAACCATCGCTGAAGTGGTGCGTGATCATGCAGTGCGCTTCCATAGATACACTGTAATGTACGGCTGGTAGTTGGCGTTTGTGCCGCTTGTGCCAGCGGATGCGTTAGTCGTGGCGACTGTAATCCCAGTTGAAGAAGTTTGAATAAAATTTTCGCCCCCAGTAGGGGCTGTTTGTATATAACCTCGTGAAGCAGTAGCGTCACCGCCTTGGACATTTCGTGTCACTGATTCAGAAAGTCCCCTTGTTGTACCCGTGCTAGCTGCGCCCATCAAAGCATGTGTGTGGCTTGGGTCAGTAACAGTAGAAGTCGCCGTGTGCGTGTGGCTTGGCAGCGTAGCATCCGCAGCACCGCCAGTTTCTTCAGCCGCATCAAACAAAGCGTTGCCAGAGTCAAAGCCCACCATGACCCGCCCAGCGCCAAAGGCCGTCCAAGTGCCAAAGCCAAGCAAAGTGCCAGGATTGGTGGCTACAGAGCTGTTAGTGTAAATAGAGCCAACAGGAAACAGGGCGGCTTTTATAGCGTCTGCCACATCTTGAACAAATGCTGTGGTAGCCAGTTTAGTGCTGTCATCCGATGAGGATTGCGTAACCGCAATCGTACCAGTTGGTAAGGTTGGCGTTCCAGTAAAAGTAGGCGAAGCCAAGTCAGCCTTGGTTGCAATAGCCACCGAAATGTTCACAAACTCGGTGTTGATCTCCGTGCCTTTGACAATCTTTAGCGGGTCGCCAGAAGTTAACGCATCTTTAGTAGCGAAGTTAGTGCTCTGTGTATAGTTACTCATACTGTCTTCCCGTCCTTTGATTGGATTTCAATCCGCTGAATAGACAGCGCCGCGCCATCAATGTCAGCCTCATAGCCCGTTTGCACGATTTTACCGCTACCAGAGGCAGACACGCTTAAAGTTTGTAAAGCTACACCGTTGGCGTATTGAGCAAGCACAGTGGCATTTGCGCCGTACTCAGCCGTTCCGTACTCAGAAACTGCTTGTGTCGGAATTTGTGCATTGGTTGACAGATAGTTGGCGCTAAAGTCAAAGCCCCACTTTAGCGTTACAAACTGGTTTGTGCCGCCGATCACAATCACCTTCAACCGCTTGAGCAGCGAGGTGACATTGGCATTGCCTAGATCAGCGTGGTTGGTGTAGTACAGCAGCCGATATGCCGAAGTGTCATCTTGTGAGCCGGTGTACTTGGCAACATAACTTGTCTTGCCAAGTAGCAGATCGCCATTGCGCCTTGAGAGTAACGCTGTAGGCTCAATAGAGTCCCAAGTGGTGACTCTGAACGATCCATCTTGTAACTGCCCACGGGTGTCAAAGCAAAACACCTCTTTAACAAAGGGCAGGGTTATCAGATAGAACGCTTCAGTTTCAGAGTAGACCGACTTGATGTTTGCCAGTGTTTCACCAGCAACGATGTTCATAAAGTCACTACGCACATTCTTGGACAAGTCGCCAATCGGCACAGACTTCTCAATCACAGTCCGCGCAAATGACCGAACACCAGAATTAGACAAAAACAAAACATCCTTGCCAGTGCTTTGAATCGAATCTCTGGCAATGCAGCCAATACCCGCAACAGTGTCTGCCAGTGTGATTGTCGAAGGTGTAGTCGCACCCGAATAGACCAGAATCTGACGCTGACCAAAGATGATCAGGAAGTTGTTATGCGCCGCCAAGCCGGTGATGTTGTCCGCACCGTTAGGCCAAACCTGATTGATATTTAACGAACCAGATGTGCCGCCCGTCCAAACATGACCGGATAGAAGATCAGAGAAAAAGACCGTAGTGTTGTCGGTTGCCGTATCTGCCACCCACAAGCGGCCATAGGCGCTGATAGCTATGTTGCCCGAGGGTACAGTCCCCGCATAGCCAGTCTTCTCACTAACGCGCCTGAAGGTCGTGGTGCTGACAGCAGGGTCAAAGATCAGCGGATCGTGGCCTGTTTGAAAGAAGTAAGTAATGCCGTTAAGCGAGGCGCAAGCCCAGTTATTTGCCGTAATCGTAGGTGCTGTGCCGCCACCGCCATAGGTCAATTCAACCACGGCGTTGCTGCTGTCTAGCTTAAACAGCTTGTTGTTTCCAGCAAAAAGAATGGTCAGAGTGCCGTCAGTCTGCACTAGCTCGTGAATCACAGCAGGGGCATTAGCACCCAAAGCACCAGCAGATGCGTTGACCCTAGCCCAGCCCTTGCGTGAGCCGATGCGCCCAAACTGGTCAATCACGCAATTGGTGGCAACCAGCGCAAAGCCAGCCGCCAAGTCCAAAGGCGAGTCTTGCGTATTCAGGCCAAAGAACCCTGGCGCTGAAATGCTAGCAGTCTGGAGGGCTTGGCTCATATCGCAACAAACTCTTGGTTCTCTGGATAGCGAGTGCCTTCCAGTGCAATCTGGTCAGACAGCATGGCACGGTAAAGCTGGTATGCCTCAGATGAACTTAGACCGCCATCCTCGCCGCGCTCCACCAGCGCCCGTGCGTAGGCGTTTTGCACCACCAGAGTGTCAGGGACAAGCACAGATGTGCCATCAGCGGCCAATGTAGCTTGGGGTACTGTCAGCGAAAACGGGATGTTGAAGACACCATCAGGTCGGGGGTACAGCACCACCTTGGTGTCGCCATTGCCGTCCACACCATCAAAAGCGTAATATTGAGGGATGCCGTTTGTCGTTGGAACTAGGTTTTGATAGCGGTTCATCTCCACAAAACTGATGTTTTGCAGACCAATGTTTGATGTAGTGTTGATCGCGTCTTGCACTTGGAACTTTTGTCCCGCGCCCGTCATGGAGT